TAGAAGTATCTGAATTGGAAAGACCTGATTTACTTCAAATGAAAGATGAAGCTGCTGCTTAGAAATAGTAAACCGAAGATTAGAATTAAATACCGCAAACTTGGTAAAGAGAAAGCATGGGGTATTGCACATTCTGATGGGTTGATCGAAATTGATCCTTCGGTTAAATCTAAAAAACATTTAGAGATAGTGATACATGAAGTATTGCACATACTATTTACTGAAGCAAGTGAACAAGAGATAATAAATAAATCAATAACTTTAACCAAAATATTGTGGGCAGAACATTACAGAAGGGTTGAACCTGAAGTAAGTCAGCCTTTACAGGATGGCAGCAAATGAAAAAGCATACAAAGATATACTGAAATTTTTTGGATATGGAATCGAAGAATTTATTGGATGTGAAGTATGCGGTAATAAAGCTGTTGACATTCATCATATTAATAGCAGGGGCATGGGTGGCACACATGATCAAGACAAGATCGAAAACCTAATGGCGGTGTGCAGGATGTGCCATGAAAAGTATGGGGACAAGAAAGAGTACCTTGAACTGTTAAAACAAACACACAAAAGATTTATTGATATTTATGAAAAAATTTACTGATAAAGAATTTCTGCAATACGAGTTAGATCATGGAATCAAACTTGACAATCCGCAGTTTATGGATTTGGCAAAGCATACAATCAGCCAATTAAATGGCTACGGATCATCTGTTATTGACTACGGATGCGGAGTAGGTGCATACGCAAAGGCAGCAATGGATTATGGTTTGAAAGTTGAAGCCATTGAAAAGTTTAAAGTACACAGGGACTATTTAAAAATAAATATACCCGAACTGAAGATAATAAAGAAATTAAAGGATGTTGATATTATGCTATTTATAGAAGTAGCAGAGCACATGACAGACAACGAGATCGCAGCACTATTCGAGCAAGGACAACCTAAGTGGATTTTATTTAGCAGCACACCACATAAAGCTGCAAACGATAAAGAATGGGGACATATCAACATGAAGCAACCAAATGAATGGGATGAATTCTTTTTAGCATTAGGTTATCGTAAACATAAAGATTTAGCAATCCCAACTGAATGGGCAAAAATGTATCAAAGGATATGAAAAAAGGAAGTAGTGATAAAATAAAAGTTACCTTTGGTGAAAGAAAAAAGGGTAAAGCTAAAAAATCATTTAACAAACATGATAGGAAAGAAAGAAATTATCTTGGTCAAGGTAGGTGATATAAAACCTAACCCGAATAACCCACGAGTAATTAAAGATGACAAGTTCAAGAAACTTGTTAAATCCATTCAGGAGTTCCCACAGATGCTGAATATAAGACCGATTGTAGTTAATGATGATATGATCGTATTAGGTGGGAATATGAGATTAAAAGCCTGTAAAGAAGCAGGAATAAAAGAGATACCAATTATCAAGGCAAGTGAATTAACAAAAGAACAACAAAGAGAATTTATCATTAAAGATAATGTTGGGTTCGGTGAATGGGATTGGGATATGATTGCAAATGAATGGGATGCTATACAGTTAACGGAATGGGGTATGGATATACCTGATTTTAAAATAGATGAAAATGAAGCAGTAGAGGATGATTATGAAATACCAGATCAATTAAATACAGATATAGTTTTAGGAGATATATTTGAAATCGGGCAACACAGATTGATTTGTGGAGATAGCACACAAACTGATACATTTGAAAAATTATTTAATGGTGAATTGGCTGATCTTGTTGTAACAGATCCACCTTATAACGTAGCATACGAGGGTAAAACGAAAGATAAATTGACGATACAAAATGACAGTATGAAAGATGGAGATTTTTATCAGTTTCTATATGATTTTTATACTGCACTTGGATCTTATACTAAATCAGGAGGATCATGGTATGTTTGGCATGCCGATTCCGAAGGTGCTAATTTCAGAAAGGCTATGTCTGATTCAGGTATTATGGTCAAACAATGTCTTATATGGGTGAAAAATAGCATGGTAATGGGAAGGCAGGATTACCAATGGAGACATGAACCATGTTTATATGGTTGGAAAGAAGGTGCTGCACATGCTTGGTATTCAGATAGAAAGCAAACAACTATTCTTGAATTTGATAGACCGATCAGAAATACAGAACATCCAACAATGAAACCAATTCCATTAATTGCTTATCAAATTGGTAATAGCAGTAAACAAGGAGATATTGTTGCAGATGCGTTTGGTGGTTCAGGTACAACAATGATTGCAGCACATCAACTTGGGAGAAGAGGGTATTTAGTGGAATTTGATCCAAAGTATTGTCAAGTGATAGTAGATAGAATGATCAAACTTGATCCGAGTTTACAGATCAAAAGGAATGGTAAACCTTATGTTAAAACAACCGAATAGCAACCGATGGCAAACAAGTTAGATAATTTAAAAAAGGGGGATGGGTTTGACACACATCCTGAAAGAATAAACAGAGAAGGCAGACCAAGAAAGTATGTCAGTTTATTAAAGGAGCAAGGATATAAATTATCTGAAATAAACGATAGCATACAGGCAATGATGGCTATGGACTTAGAAGAACTGAAACAGGTATGGGATAACCCGAAGGCAACTGTGCTTGAAAAAACAATAGCCAATGCCATGAGAAAGAGCCTTGAAAAGGGCAGCCTGTATTCACTTGAAACATTATTGACAAGGGTATATGGTAAGCCTAAAGAACAAATGGATATTAACACAGATAACAAAGTCGAAGTGGTATTCATTGAAGGCAAGACAATACTATGAGAATTGAGTTTAGTGCTGCACATATCAACCAAAAGCCTATCCTTAATTCTGAATCAAGGTTTATCGTTGTTATGTGTGGGCGAAGATTTGGCAAGTCAGAGTTATGTCAGATTAAGTTAGTAAAGTCCGCAATTCAAGGTCAACAGATTGCATACATAACACCTACCTACAAATTAGCAAAACAGTTTTACGAAAAATTAGGATCAGCATTACCTTATCCGAAAAAAGATTTAAAGATATATTTCCCGAATGGGGGAATGGTTGAGTTTTTTACAGGGGAACGATTAGACAACCTGCGAGGCAGAAAGTTTAACGGAGTAATTATTGATGAAGCATCTTTCATTCCGAACCTTGAACAGGGGTGGTTAAATTCAATCAGACCTACCCTAACTGATTACAAAGGATGGGCGATGTTCTTATCAACACCACGTGGTAAGAATTACTTTTATAGCTTGTACATGAAGTCAGGCGAAAAGGACTGGCAAAGTTTCAAATATACAACATACGATAATCCCTACATTGATCCTGCGGAAATAGAGGATGCCAAAAGCCAATTACCAGCAGCAGTATTCGAGCAGGAGTACATGGCAAACCCTATGGAAAATGCAGCCAATCCATTCGGAACAGAACATATCAGAAAGTGCATCCGACCAATGAGCACAAAAGAGCCAATGTATTTTGGCATTGACTTGGCGAAGTCATACGATTGGACAGTTATAATAGGAATTGATTCTGATGGGGTTGTTTCGTACTTCGATAGGTTTCAAAGGGATTGGCACAGTACGAAGCAGGAGGTGCTTAAATTGCCTAAAAAGCCTATTATAATCGATTCTACAGGGGTTGGTGATCCGATCTTTGAGGACTTGCAAAGGGCAGGGATGATGATTCAGGGATTAAAATTTACCCAAAATTCAAAGCAGCAACTGATGACAGGGTTGCAGACTGCCATACAAACAGGTAGAATTGGTTATCCTAATGGTTTGATTGTCAATGAGTTAGAGATATTTCAGTACCAATATTCCGCATCAGGGGTTAAATATTCTGCACCTTCAGGCTTTCACGATGACTGCGTAATGGCACTTGCCCTTGCCTATCACAACATGACTTTCAAAGCAGGATCAGGCAGGTACAATTTTCTTTAAAAAAAAGTTTAAAAAATATTTGGTGGTATTAAAATAAGGTTTATATTTGTTATGTCAATATGACAAAACAAAAAACAACAAGTTATGAAAAACCAATTTAGAAAGTACAAACAAAATCTATCAATCGTTGAAGTAGACGGAGAAACATTTATTAAAAGTTATCAAACTCATGTTGCTAAAATTCAAGATCAAGATTTAAAGCAGCTTGGTTATTGGAGTAAAACAACACAAAAGCATATTAATTATGCTGCAAAAGAATTAAATTTAAATTTAGTATTACCTAAATAAAAATTTAATAAAGTGATAATTCAATCTATACATGAAATTCTAAACCCATTTGATGTAGAAACTCCTTTAGGATATGGAGTTGCTTTATTTATTATTTCAGGTTCTATTCATTCAAATCCACAGTTTATTGTCAGAATTTATAATAGTGGAATAATAAGGACAATAGACCAGAATGATATCCGCATCTATGGAAACCCAACAACAGGAGAACCTTTAAAACCAATATAATTTTATGAAAAAAGAAATATTAAACTTAATTTTAGCATTGATTATCGGATCATTCATTATTGGATTACTTCAAGATAATTATTGCTTATGAAACTACATAACAAAGAAGTTATTATTGATTTACTAATCCACAAAGATCATTTAAGGGACAATGATCAGGCATTGATAGCAAACATTTGGTGGAGGGAATTAACCACGATGGGTAAAGACAAGGCAAACGCATTCGAATTCCTGAAAATATTTTCTGAAGGCAAATTATCCAACCCTGAATCAATCCGAAGGTCAAGGCAGAAGATACAGGAAGAACAACCTGAATTACGTGGTGATAGTTATTATGCAAGACATAAGGAAGAAAAAAGATTCAGACAGGAAGAAATCAATTAAATTATTTGTTATATTTGTAAAAACCAACTATTATGAAAATCGAACTAATTAAAGAAACAAACTTCATTGGCGAACATTGGTATTATGTAAAACTTGATGAGCAGTATGTAACAGGATCAGGAACAAGCAAAGAAGATCAAGCAATCCAATGGTATGAGTTCATAAAGGAACACAAAGCCAATAAGACAAAAGAAGTCATTAAACAATCAGAAATATGATCGGACAATTATTGAAAGAAGAAAGAATCAAACTTAACCTAACGCAAAAGCAACTTGCACAAAAATCAGGTATTAGTTATGTATCAATCAACAGAATCGAAAACGGAAAGAACCCACGTTTATCGGTCATCCAAAAGCTATTTGGTGCGATGGACAAAGCGGTTATATATCAGATTGAGAATACAACGGATGTTGTATCTGATGTGGTTTCCAATTAGCATCATCATTTGTTTTCCAATTGTAGCAGTAGCAATTTATTCACTAATAGAACGTAAATGGAGTGGAAGGATTTAAACCTTTTTCAATATCAGCAGCTTGTAAAAGCATTGAGCATTGAAGATGAAATTGACAAATCAGTTAAACTTGTTTCAATTGTTACAGGATTAACAGAGAATGAAGTACTGTCTTTATCAATAGCTGACTTTAATAAGGAAAAGGCAAAGTTAAACTTTTTATCAGAGGACATTAAAGGCAAACCTGTTCAGCACATTCAAGTCAATGGCAGGAAATACGAGTGCATCTACGATGTGCGGAATATACCTGCTGCACGTTACATTGAATCAAAGGTGTTCGGGAATGATCTTGTAAACAACATACATAAGATCGCAGCCACAATGGTACTGCCAATGAAGAAAACAATTTTCGGATGGAAGCGTGATAAATACGATGCTTCCAAACACGAGGAATACGCACAGGATATGTTAGAAGCAAGGTTCGTTGATGTGTACCATTCCGCAGTTTTTTTTTTAAGTGTATATCTGAATTGGATAAAAGTTTCGCAGGGTTATTTGATACAGGAACTGAAGTCGAAGAAAATCCCTTCGGAGGAAATCGAAGCGGTTCAAGATTTCTTGAAGTATATGGATGGCACTATACCATATATGAAACTGCCCGACTCCACAATATCAAAGCTGATGAAGCATGGAATATGACAACAATCGAATACCTTAATACACTTGCATACCTGAAGGCATACAGAGATTATCAGAAATAAGTTTTTATAGCATAGCAATCGTTTCCCCCTACGTTTCCACGTGGGGGTTTTCAGTTATTTTACCCGAAATCAGTCATTTATAAGTGTGAGCATAAACAAAGAACAGGCTAAATTTTTATTGAATGGTTACCTACAATCATTAGGCAGTCAGTATAAAACTGATCCTGAAATAGGTAATGCAATCGAATACCTGTTGTTTCAATATGCCCTTGAATTTAACAAAGCAGCTAAAGCTAACCTACAAAAGGCAAAGGCAATAGCATCAGGACAATTAGCAGACATTGCAACACCTATTGTTAAACAGGATGCTGATGGGTACACGATTGAGTTTGGTTACCCAATCAGTTCGAAGGCAGCGAAGTATTATGACTTCGTAAACAAAGGGGTGCAAGGTGTAAACAATAAGAAAGCCAATGCAGGTGTATATAAGTTTAAAAATAAATATCCAAACAGAAAGATGGCAGCATCTATTTTTGCTTGGTTAAATACTGCACGTAAACAAGTGGCTAATGTACCACAGGCAACAACACCACTTGAAAAGAAAAGAAAAGGATTAAAGAAAATGTTAACCGATGCGGATAATAAACGCAGATTGGCTTATGCAATATCAAGTAAAATAAAGAGGGATGGATTACGTGCAACGTACTATATTGATAAAGCATTAAAGACAGTTTTCAATAAGGATTTCAGGGATGCAATCGGTGAAGCATTAGATACAGAAATAACAATTCAAATAAGAGCAATAAATGGCAGCAGTAATAAGTGAAGCACCATTGGATTATACTCCAATGCACGATGATTTATGGTTTAAGTTAACTTCTAACAATAGCGGGTCAACTAACTTTAAATTCGTTGTTGAAGTAATAGTAAACGGATCAACCGCTACAACAGTAAAACTATTCCCTGATGTTTCAGGTTATGGATTCTATAATGCAGCACCCGTAATCAGGACATTCGCACAGAATTACTTTGAGCCTTCAGGTAATTCAATCTTGGTCGCATCTAATGACAAATACAAGGTCAGTTATGTGATAGAGGCAGGTGAGGAAGTAAGCGGAGTGATTACAACCAATCAGGCATCAGGAACATACAAGGCAGCAAACTATTATCTTCCTTTATTTTCTGATTACTACGCATCAGGATCGCAGACATTCAGCACGTATTATGGTGCACCGCTTGGTCAATATGAAGATGATTTCCTTACTGAAAGGGATACAGTAATCAACGGAACATTTGATGACAAACTATTCGTTTCGTTCTTTAGAAAAAATACAGGAACTTACACCGCATATTGCGATGTAATAAACGAAGCAGGATCAACTGTCAGTTCACATTCAGCAACAATTACTTTAAACGAAAATAACTTAATAAACATTGGAGCAACAGCAATCAACACATGGGCAGGATCAAGTCTTATCAGTTCCAGTTCATACGGTTATAAGTTCTACATTAACAGGGCAGGACATAGTTCACGTAAGATTACTGTTCGAATTAAATGTTACCCAAAGTTTAAACCAATTAACGTTCACTTCATCAATCGCTTGGGTGGAATAGATACAATGATGTTTGCACTTGCAAATAAACGGACATCAAGTTTTGAAAAACAAACATATCAGAAACCGCAATGGCAAACAATAGGTGAAAGCAAAAAGATTGCAGACAGTTACAATAGGATTTCTGAAACCAATGTAAACTTTAATATAAGCCATAACAATAAACTTACTTTGATAAGTGATTGGATTAGCGAACAAGATTCTAATTGGGCACAACAACTGATTGCGAGTCCACAGGTTTACATTGAGCAGAATGGTGGATACTTTCCTGCAACCATTGATGACACAGGATATGAGTTTAAATACGATAACATCAATAAGACATTCAATATTCAATTAACTGCAACAATCGGAAGGGTAATAAATAGCCAATTCAGATGAGGACACAGATATTCATAAATAACGAGGAACTTGATTTGATGAATGACATTGATACCGAATTTACATTCGCTATTGATGACATAGCAGATTTTGGTAGTAAAAACACTACCTATTCCAAGACAATAAACATTGCAGGATCGGCACAGAATAACAAAGTATTCGGTTACATTTTCGATTTAGCAAATAGCAATTTCACAAATATATCCCTGCCGAATGTTAATTATAATTTTAACGCATCGCAGGTAGCACCTTGCAGAATATTTGTTGATGGCATTCAGATATTTAAAGGGGTATTGAGGTTGCTTGAGGTGGTCATTACAGGACAGGCAATCGAATATCAATGCAATGTGTATGGTGATCTTGGTGGGTTTATGTCTGCACTTGGAAACAAACGATTAGAAGATTTGGACTTTTCAGAATACGATGAAGATTGGACAGTCGCAAACATAACCGCATCATGGGACAATATAAACGCATCAGGTGTTTTTTATCCTTTGATAGATTACGGAAACGTAACAAGCAACAATACTGACTTTCAATTTAAGGCATTCAAACCTGCTTTGTATGTGAAAGAATATCTTAATAAAATTGTCGAAAATTCAGGATATACATGGAACTTTCCATTGCTTGATACGAACCTGTTAAAAAGAATGGTCATTCCATCTAACAAGGCAGTTTTGAGTAATTCAAGCACAAACGCATTTAATGCAGATGCAAATGCTGCAACATATAACACAGATAGTTACCCTGATTTTACAGTTACAACCGCAGGTGATTTTACATTGGTAGGTAATGCTTACAGATATAACGGAACACCACCCTTGAGTTGTACAATAACACTTGATTTGCGTGGTGATTTTATTAATGTGCAATCTGATGGAAGTAATTACTATGATGTAACAGTTGCTTTGCGTGTAAACAGTAGCGATGTTGCAACACAAATATTCCCAATTAGTTATTTACCATTAACATTTACAACAACTTTGCAATACACAACAACACTAAATACAAATGACACAGTTGATGTTTATGTTTATAGTGCTGCAACTGAATATAGTATAGATTCAGGGTTCTTAAAAATAGAAGCAGCAGGTGGTGTTGATGTACCTGTAAATTATGGAGAAGGTATTGTTTTAAATAATTCAATACCTAAAGGCATATTTCAAAGGGATTTCTTTTTATCAATTTGCAAAATGTTTAACCTGTATGTTTACGATGATCAATACGAAACAAACAAAATACACATTAAACCATACATTGACTTTTATGATGAATCATTTGTAGATTGGACAAACAAAGTTGACAGATCGCAACCGATGAGTATTAAACCAATGAGTGAAATCAATGCAAGATACTATCAGTTTAAATATAAAGATGACAACGATTATTACAATGAAAA